CCGGTTGATATTGAGTATGGTTAAAGTTCAATACTTGACGTATTGCTTCACTGTCTCCAGCTTGTAATGCGTCTGAGGCGTCCTTGTAATCGTCTAGAAAGCCTATGAAAGTCTTGCTAGGTGGTAATACACTAGCGGCCTCTTTAGCAGCCTTCTGGCCTGCCTCATCGTTATCAAAGAATATAACTATTTTGTCGTAATGGTTGATCCATTCGTAGTTATTTTGAATTGCTTTCTTAGCAGCAGCTGCTCCATTTGGAATGGAGACAACCGGCCATGGCTGGCACTCATAGATGCTCATCGCATCCATTTCGCCTTCGCAAATAATTAACTTTTGATCCTTAGCTGTCTTATGCCTGAAGTTCTGCATTCCGAATAGAGAACTGACCTCACCTTCACAGCGAAAGGATTTATCTTTAGTCCTTACTTTTGCCCCGACAACTTTTCCAGTACTGTCGAAATAATAGTGGCGTAGGATCTCTCCATCTTTGTAGGTTTTGAATAGTTCACAGGTACGTTCAGAAATTCCTCTTGATTGCAGCCGTCTGGCTGATCCTTGAAGTTGTACATTTGACACTTGATGATTGTGAGTGGTGTTTGTGTTGCCGTGTGTCCTTGTTAGACACTTAAAACAAAAGGTATGGCCATCTGAGTACAAGCTATTTGCATCTGATGAACCACACACTGTGCATGGAATATGTTCTACGAACTCATTCTCTACATGAACCATTGAATTGGTATGTTATGAAATGATGTCCAAGGTATACCTAATTTATCGCAATATTTTGCATAGGTTGTCTTAGACTTTTTGCTAATTGTATTGTATGGTGATTGAAATACCATACGTAAATCTAGTTCTGGATGCTGTTCTTTTACGTTTTTAATCTTACGCCTANNCTTCATTATCCCAATAGCCTTTGCATTCTAAATAGATGCCATTAGGCAATAGGAAGTCAGGCGTATAAATATGCTGGATGACATATGGAACCTTAGTAGGTTCATATTCATACTTGACACCCAACTCACACATAAGATCAGCTACTCGTTCTTCGAGACCTGATCGGAAAGCCATTAGAAGTCAGTGTCATCCTCAACAGAAGCTGGTGACGATGCAATGACATTAGGTTCTGATACCTTGAATCCTGCAGTACTACCAAATAGTTCTGCTACATCTTCAGTAGACATATCACCTACATCAACGCCAGCGGCAGATGACAAGGAGACAACCTGAATACCTTTTAGCTTCAAGCTAGTACCGTAGGTAACTCCATCACGAAGGATGTAAGGTTTTTGGTATAGAGCTAGCTTTACTTTTGACCCACTATAAATAGGAAGACGTTCATCAGTAATGAGAGTACCTTCAGTATCTACAACAGGTGGACGTGTCTCTGCATTCCAACTAAACTTTACTTTATATTGTCCGCCGCTTCCTTCAATTTCTTCCCAAGGTTCAGGCTTAAGTACTGAACGCTTTGGATTCTTAAGTTTAGATTCAGCCCACTTAAGGGACTCTGTACGGTCATCTTCTAATTGATCTACAATGTCTTGGCCTACAATAGCTCCAAGTGAATAGCCAAATTTAGAAGGTGTCATTACAGCCTGATAACCTTCAAGGATTACAGGCTCTGGTGTTACGATTGTGTTGCGTGTCATTAACAGAAAAAATAAGTGGATTCAATTACTGACTCAGGGTTAAGTGTGTCTATAATCGGTGGTTCGGATTCAGCTCCGATTTGTTTTGCCCAATTCGTTAAGTAATCTTGTTCTGCAAATAAGTGCATGTAGACCTCACGAACAATGGCTGAAAGAATATGCATGTCAGTAGCACGACATAAAACCGAGTCGTGTATGAGGGCCAACGGAGCGTTGAAGCGTATTGCAGATAGGTGGAGGAGGCTTGCATCTAAGGAATGAATAAGGTTCGGTGCTGTAGCATTTTTATGATGTGATTTATCTACCTTGTCTCCTTCTTCCGTAGCTACTTTGATCTGACATCTACCTAGTAGCTGTAGTTCAATAGTTTCTACAATTGGTTTCATTAATCGNNTCTTCCTTGCTAACAACAACTATGTCTTTATCTACAAAATCTTGATGCTTAATTGCATCTTCTGGTTTAGCAGTATTTATTAAACCAGCTGCATTTGCAAAATGTACGCCCTTTTCTATTAAAGCTTCACGGATGTAGCCTCTATTTGAAAAGGGTTTTGCGTTGTAAGGGACTGTCATCACTGTTCGCTTCGTAGTCTTTCTATCCATATATGGACGGATAGACTCTGGAACATTAGGTTTTGCTTTTTCTGCGATTACCTTGTAGGCATCTTGTGGCTTCTCGCTAGGCAAGACATTAACAAGTTTTGCTGTACTGGCATCCCTTGCCAAACCGGCCAATATTTGTAATCCCGAACAGGTGGCGTCTACGGCCACCGGCAAATTTGTGTAATTTCTGTCACACAAAATACAAGTATGATAATACTCATGACAAGCGGCAAGGAATTGCCAAGGCTCGTCAATTTCTTCCCAGTCTGAAAGGTTTCCAATTGGATCAGTTGCAATACGTGTGATTAGGTCATGATTGTGACTAGCCCAATTGATACGATCTTTCATCGTTTCTTTGTCTAGTCCCGCAGTAGTTGCTACTTGAAAACGTAGCCAGTCTTCTGCTTCATAAGTCATTGTTGCCTTCTCTGCGAAGAGCAATAAACTTTTACCGAAATCTGTATCTTGTGGTGTTAAGAATGCAGGGATTGGGTAAGCTCTTCCACGGTAGTCAAAGCTCCAAGGAATAAAGAACTTTTCTCTTTCTTTGAATACTTTGACTGCGTTCATGGTCATACGTGTACGACATGACCGCTTAAACTGAGCATTGTTGATGTTCAATACATCAGCTGCTTTGCGTCGATAGTCCTTACGAGAATCGTAGTTCTCTGCAATGTCTAACGGCTTATTAGGTAGAGGTAATTCTACAACAGGGATAAACTTACCAATACTAATTCCACGTTCTTGTAGCGTCTCTGCAACGTCAACAATGAATGGATTAAGTGTGTAAGCAACCTTCTGAATATGGTTCAAAAAGGTGATTGGGGTTTCCCCCTGTATAAGGCAGGGTGCTGACCTTCGCACCATGTCATACCCCTTCATCACTTCATTAAGGATGTATCCACCTTGTCTTTCGTTAGTCCAATCATTTGGTTCGATAAGCATTGGCCAAGCAAGAGGGCTGAATAACTCAGCAGTTGCCATTACTTCATCCCTAATTTCTAAAAATTCAGGAGTAGGGACAATGAACTGTGGGGTTTTTCGTCCTTCCCTTACTAGTTCTTTGTCAAACCAACCGCTAGCCCGAATGATGCAGTCAAGTAACCAGCCACCTAATTTGATCCGGTTGCTTATCCCCCAAGGTTGCCAATGTGCAACTTCATAGCGTTTCATCAATGTTTTGATGACTACTACCTTCTGTTCAGTACCGATAGCTCGGTGCCAATAGTTCTCCTTTAATACGTGTAGGAGACCAGGGCAGTTGGCTTCGTAGTGGCGGATGGTGCATTCATCCTCTATTGCCTTACCGATGGCATCAGTGACGTTCTGAAGCTTGTTTGCCTTTTGCTTACTAGAGAACACCTTGTCAAAGGTCACCTTGCAAGCAATGGCAGCTGCTGCTTCGGGTTCGATGCCCGCTAGATATCGCTTGATAACAGCGAAATCTTTGCCAACCATCCCACGTTTTGCTCTAGCGGCTGTGTCCTTGATCTGCTCAATAGCCTTAGGCAATAGCTCTTCTATGGAGCTACAGCCATAGACAGAAGCACTTGCATACTCTTTGTCCTGAAGCTTGACCGTGTTGTCTCTGAGGCGTTCTAAGCCTTGTCTGATCTGTTCCCTTTCGAGCGCGATTTGCTCATCAATTTGGGCGGGTGTTGGCATCTAAATAATTTGTGCTAGACGCACTAGATTCGTGTTTTTCCCCTATTCATTTGTGGATAGTACTGCGGCGCAGTGAGTGTGATGGATGCGTCCATGTTCTGTCCGCATGTGAACCGATAGAAACACGCCTTTTTAAGTCGCGTGCGTCTACCGATTCCGCCACGCCCCCCACTACGTTTTCAGTCTATCTGAAGAGGGGTTTTTGAAGCTTGACAAGGGTGTTATCCCTGATTTGTCGCTCCGCTCGACGCACTACATTCGTGCTGCTTCTGCATGATCATTCTCACTGTTGTGGTCGTAATAACCTTCAGTGACAGTGACTGATGAGTGACCTGCCCACTTTTTAACGGTCATGATCGGTGTCCCTTGAGACAATGCCCAAGTGATGTAAGAGTTGCGAAGACTCTTCCAACAATGACCTGCAGTGATGCTGCGGTCTTCCCACCCAAGCTTCTCCAACACATGATC